AGTTGCAAGAGATAATTGACACGGCTCGAGGCCAATTGATCGACACGGCCGAACTGGCGTTGTATCAGGCGGTCAAACGTGGCGAGGCCTGGGCGGTATGCTTTTCCTTGAAAACGGTAGGTCACCACCGAGGCTACATCGAGCGACACAAGGTGGAGCACGAAGGCGGTACGGAAATACGAATAGCGGAGAGTATTCGCACTAAGCGTATAGAGAACGAAAGCAACGGCAATGGCAACGGTCTCGCAAGAACAAATGGAGTTGCACCCGGCCCAAGCCGACTTCCTGGACCGCAAAAGTAAGCTGGCAGGTTTCGTCGGCGGGCGCGGCACGGGTAAAAGCACTATCGGGGCCTACGACCTGCTGAAAAGATCTCGCCCTCATAGGACTTACATGGTGGTTGCGCCAACGTACCCGATGCTGAAAGACGCTTCGCTCCGCAGCTTTATGGAGTTAGGAAAACGGTTCGGCTATGTGCGCTCCTTGAATGCCTCGGATATGCGGGCTGAATTAGGCAACCATGCGACCGTGTTGTTCCGCTCGGCAGATACGCCCGACAGACTTCGCGGGCCGAATCTGAGTGGTGCCTGGCTCGACGAGGCGAGCCTAATCAAGCGGGAAGCGTTCGACGTTGTGATTGCCTGTTTGCGTGAAGGCGGCGAGCAAGGTTGGTTGTCGTCTACGTTCACGCCGAACGGGCGAAACCACTGGACATATGATGTGTTCGGCAGGCATGATGCGCAAGCCGAGTTGTTTCACGCTACGACTCTCGATAACCCTTTCCTGCCCGAAGAATTCTACGAGACAGTCAAGCACCAGTACAGTGGTCTACGGGCGGATCAAGAGCTAGGCGGCTTATTCGTCGATATAGAAGGTGCCGAGTGGCCGGCGGAATTCTTCTCGGCTGATATCTGGTATACCGACGAGCCGGAAGATGTGTTGTTCAAAGCAGCGGCGTGGGACCCGAGCAAAGGCAAGGGAAGCAAGTTCGGCGACTATGCTGCCTTTGTCACTGTAACGTTGTGTCGTGACGGGAAGTTCTATATCGATGCACGGCTGTCTGTGGTGTGGCCTACACACGTACAAGTACAAACCGCCATAGAAATACAGCGGCGGTTTCAAGCTGATATGTTCGGCGTCGAGGTCAATCAGTTCCAAGAGTTACTTGTGAACGACGTTATGGAAGCCAGCCGACGGCAAGACGTGGTAATGCCGATCTACACGATAGACAACCGCGTCAACAAAGAACTGCGCATCAGGCGACTAACACCCTACTTGTCGCAGCACCAACTGCGGTTCAAAGGCGGTTCCCCGCATACAGAGATACTGGTTAACCAGATGCGGGATTTCCCGCTGGGTATGCACGACGACGGGCCTGATGCCCTGGAAATGGCCGTGCGGTTAATCGTGCATCATGTGGGGCAAACACCCGAGCGTATAGCCGGGCACATTGGAAACATGGCGGGAGCTTATTGATATGGGTTGGTTATCACGACGCCGGATGCGGCATACGTTGGAAGAGCAGTACCTCAAGCAACAATTGGAGGTGCAAGCGAAGATATCAGAAGCCATTGCGTTGAACACGAGCTTCGTCGATCCAACCGACGCGTTGCGTGATCCGGTGACCGGCGACGTATGGGATGCGCTGGGGGTGTCGCACGACGGCGGTGTAAGTGCGTTGCTCGATACCGAACAGAAGTTGGCAGATGCACGCAAGCAGGCGAGGTATCTGGCTACCGTTAACGAATTCGCTATCAATGGGCACGAGAACCGCGTGAACTACGTTATCGGTACAGGCTATAGCTACACTGCGGCTGCCATGAAGGATGGGGAGGTCGATGAGAAGCGCTTGGACGAAGTCCAAACGGTGATCGATGAGTTCATTGAACGAAACGACTGGCACCACCGCCAGATGGAGATAATGAAGAGGTACGACCGCGACGGTGAGTGCTTCTTGCGTTTCTTCACCGATGAAGACGGCATGGTGCTGGTGCGATTCGTCGAACCGGCGCAGGTGAGCAAGCCACCGCATGTACACGAGCCAAATGCTAGCTACGGTATCGTCACGGAGCCTGAAGACGTAGAGACCGTGGTTGCTTATTGGATCGACGGCGAAGCGATATTTGCCGACGAAATACAGCACCGCAAGCACGGTGTAGACCGTAATGTGAAGCGGGGAATCCCATTGTTCTACCCGGTCCGCAAGAACCTGAATCGGGCAGCCAAGGTACTGAATGCGATGACAACCGTCGCCGGAATTCAAGCCTCGATTGCATTGATCCGGAAGCACGGCAGCGGTACTTCTACGGGCATCGAACAGTTCGTGCAAAACCAGGCGGACGTGTCTCAGACTAACGCAACGCTTGGCAAGACGTACTATCATCAGGCGTATCATCCCGGTACGATCATCGATAGCAGCGAGGCTACAGAGTATGAGTTCCCGGCGGGCGGCGTCGATGCAAGCAAATACGTCGTGGTAGTTCAGGCGGAATTACGCGCCGTAGCTTCTCGTCTTTGTATGCCGGAGTTCATGCTTACGAGCGACGCTTCCAATGCCAACTACTCCTCGACGATGGTGGCGGAGGGGCCGGCAGTCAAGATGTTCGGCCGCCTGCAATGGGAAATGATCTACTATGATCGGCAGATATTCGAGCGATTGCTGGATAAAGCAGTCGAGAGTGGCCGATTGTCTTCCGAGTTGCGTGAACAGGTGCGAGTCGAGATAGAGCCGCCCCGCCTGGAGAGTCGTGACCGGGAGAAGGAAGTCAACGCTGATATGCGGCTGGTGGAAGGCCACGTTATGAGCCGTCGCACGACAATGCTGCGACACGACCTCGACCCCGACGCGGAAGAATTGCAGATAGACGAGGAGCGGGAAAAGAACGACCCGTTCGCCGGTTTGACGTTCGATCCGAGAATGGACAAGGGTAACGACAAGGGTAACGACAAGGGGGACGACAAGTGAGCCGGTCTATAGTTACAACTGAGAAGTCGGCTGGCCCGTGGGTAAGACAGCGCGACGGTCTTATTCGCTTGATAGGTCGGGACATAGACGACTGGACGCGAAGCTTAGAGGATCGTATCCTCGGCATGGTGCAGGCCAACCGGGGCGGCGTCGAGGGCGTATTGGGGTCGATCGATGCACTGCTGATCGGCGAATTCGCACAGATTAGTGATATTCTCTATCAGGGGCTTCGGCGCACGTGGGACAACTCGTGGTTGTTCGCCACGCGGCGGTTCACTGCCTCGGTTCCGATGGTAGTCTGGTTGGTTCGCTTGATGCCGGAGAAGCCTTTGATAGCGACTGAGGCGATAGCCCCTACGCTGTCTGCCGAGAACGAATTACAAGGAATCATTGACGGCAAGATAACCGGCGAGGCGGCTAGAGAGATAATTCGCAAGGTGGAATTCCCACCACCGTCCAAGGAGCAAGTAGATGCCGTACTTGACGCGACGAGTGCGGCCGATGGTTTATCGGCTATGCAACGCATCAAGACGGTGACCGGTCCAGACCTTGTGCGGTTACGGCAGGTGATTCGAACCGGTCTCTCGGGCGGCGTTATCGGTGCCTCGGCGGTTGAAGATATGGCGAAGCGAATTCGGCCTATAGTGGGTAATGACCCCGGGCAAACCACGGGCATGAATTATCGCGCCAAGCGAATTGCGAGAACCGAAGGTATGCGTGTCGCCGAAGTCGCACAACGAGAAATGTACGGTACATGCGCCTACTTGCTCAAAGGTATTCGCACGATGACGGCCGGAGACCGCAAAGTCCGACCGGAACACCGAATATGGCACAACAAGCTGTATCGCCAGGCGGCGGACGGCCAGTATTACCACCCCACTCTGGGGCTATTACCCGACTTTCCAGCAGGCCCGAATTGTCGTTGTTACACTGTGGCGGAGCTCGATTCCAGTTTGACACGCGGCGCACAACGTGTACAATTGGGTAGTTACGACAAGGCTATGCGACGATTCCGCAAGCAACAACAAGGAGTAATAGGGTAATGGCACGACCTAAAACCAGGGCAAGAGTAACGGTATCTAAGCGGTGTGCGAACTGCTTGTATTGGGAGGGCAAGGCCGAAGACATCGGCCAATGTCACCGTTGGCCGGAACTCATAAGCAAGCGACCGAGCGGATGGTGTGGAGAGTACAAGGTTAGACCGAACAGGACCAATAAGACGATAACCGAATAACAGGGGGCCGGCGTCTTTCATCGCCGGACCTTAGACGGCTGAAGTCGGCTCGCTACCGACAAGAGGCCTGTAACCTTCGCTGCCCGTACAGGGGGCCGCGCGAGAGATCGCGTCGGCCCCTTTTTTTTGTACGGGAGTACAGGTCATGCCAGCCATTCACACTGCCGAGACTCTTCACGAGTTTACGAATTCGCGTGGCGTTCAACTCGGTATCGACCGCGAAGCAGGTGTTATTCGCGGCGTCAAGCTACTCGGTCTCATAAGCAGCAACGGGCGGGAATACCCCAAGGAAACCGTGGCCCGGGCAGCGCCGTTGTACGAAGGTGCCAAGGTGAACGTGGATCACCCGCGTGGCAGCCCGGGTGCCTCACGCGACTATGGCGACCGGATCGGCCTGATTCGCAATGTGCATATAGAGCAAGGCGATGGCGGTTTGCGAGGTGACCTTCACGCGAACCCCAAGCACGCATTATTCGAGCAGCTTGCCTGGGACGCCGAGCACTCGCCGGAGTCTGTAGGCTTCTCGCACAACATTCAGGGCAGAACCACTAGACGCCGCGATGGAACCGTCGTGGTGGAAGAAATAACGCGGGTTCAGTCGGTCGATTTGGTCGCCGACCCGGCAACCACTCGCGGTTTGTTTGAACATGGCGACCAGCGTTTACAAACAAAGGAGTCCATTGTGGAGTTCAAAGAACTCACGTTGGCGGTCCTGGAAGCCGAGCGCCCGGATTTGCTCAAGCAATACCGCAAGGCGGCGATTCAAGAGCATGCCAACTCCGAGGAAGCCAAAGCTACGGCGGCTCGGTTGAAGGAATTGACCGAGGAAAACGATCGATTCAAAGCGATTGCGAAAAAACTACAAGACCGCGAGCGGATCGAAGCGGCCCTCGAGGAAGCCAAGTTGCCGGAAGCGTTTGTCACTGACGTATTCCGCAACCAGCTTGTCGAGGCGGGCGATGAGGAAGCAGTCAAAGCTCTCATCGAAGATCGGGCGGCGTTGGCCAAGCAAGTGGCCAAGAGACCGCAGAGTAAAGAACAACACGTCATCGAGAGCGGCAAGTCTTCGCTTAGCCTCGATGATATCACGTAAAGGAGCCAAACATGGCTGACAATTTTCGGTGGCGGTACGGGGAGACTAACCCCGTGACTTGCCCGGTCGATTCAGCGCAAACCATCTCGATAGGCGATTTGGTGTGGTTGTATACAGACGATGTGCGTAAAGCATCGTCGTTGCCTTATACTGGGGGCGAGGCCACTGCGCAGGAAGCATTGGTGGACAATTTTCTAGGGGTCGCGATGCAAGGGAGTGATAGCGGCGATACGGATTCTATTCGCGTTGCAACTACGGGCGTGTTCGAGTTTGCGACGGCGTCCGATACCTTCGCCTTGGGTGATCTAGTCGCCGCAGCGTCTAATACTGACGGCGATGCACTAGAAGACCAAAAGGTCATGTCCCTCGGTGACGGTCATGCTGATGCCGATGTGCCGCGTGCGATTGGGAGGTGTGCCAAAGCGGAGGCTTCCGCGGTCACTACTGTATTGGTTCAGATCAAGTCCACGGTGTTTACCGGTGGATATCAACTTGGCACGGCCTCGACATAAGAAAGGAGGCGACGCATGAAACCTGTAAATTGCAAAAAGCTGGTCGAGAGTTATCGCCAGCACGGCGCACAACGAGCCGACGCGTTCTTGCAAGAGCAAGTGCGAGAACAGAACATATCGCTGGACAATTTGTCGCTACGTGAGGTCGCGATAGAAAGTCTAGGACACGAGTTCGTCGAAGCTTGCAACCCGGCCCGGGGTCATAACACCACGGCTGGGCAAATTATGGAAGCTGGCGACGGCGTGGACGTGACGGCGTTTCGGAACATTACCGGGCAGATTGTCTACTCGGCAATGATCGAAGGATTTGCGGCGGCGACGAAAGTAGCGAGCCAACTGGTTCGCACGATTCCGACTCGTATTCAAGACGGCGAAAAGATTCCCGGTGTCACCTGGTCGCATGAAGAAATGACGGCCAAAGAGGTGCATCCGGGGATGCCTTACGAACGAGCCGGAGTCTACGAAGACTATATCCAAACGCCTCCATTGAAGAAGTACGGTTTGATCGTTCCTGTAACGAAGGAAGCTATCTTCTACGATCGAACCGGGCGGGTTCTCTCGACGGCCAACCAGGTCGGCGAGGTGATCGGCGTGTGGAAAGAGAAGTGGCTGATGGATATGATTGCCGGTGCTACGACCGACTTTGCAGACGGTGGCCAGTGGAAGTGGAAAGGCACCGAGTACGATGTCTACGAGTCTAACACGGTGGATTGGTCTAGCTACTTTTACACTAACGCCATTACGGAGGCGTTGTCAGACAAGACAGACCTCGATCTTGCTATGCGGTATTACGCAGAAATGCGTGACCCGAATACAAGGGAACCGATCCAAGTTGCACCGACGCTGACTTTGCTGGTTGGCCCGGCATTAGCGGCGACGGCCCGGAGCATTGCCAACGCGACCGAGTTGCGATACGCCAGTGGTACGGAAACGCGCATCTACGCGAATCCTTACGGGGATACGATATCGCCGGTTATGTCTGCATATCTGTTCCGTCGGTTGGTAGACAAGAAGGGCAAGACCGCTTCTCAAGCGCGTGCCTACTGGCTCTTGGGTGATTTCAGCCGAGCGTTTGCCTGGATGCAGGCATGGGACTTGACGACTTCGCAGGCCCCGACGAACGCGGAAGCTGAATTCGACCGCGACATTATCGCGCAGTTCAAAGGCTCGATTAGCGGAACGCCCGCGGTTATCAAGCCGCATTACGTGTTGCGTTCCGATGGAACTGGCTAACTGAGTATCTCTCCTTGTGGGTGGGTGCCCGGCGGGATGGTCGTTTTGCCCCGCCTCCCGTCGGGTGCTTTCCTTTAACACGGGTGGTGTTATGGCTGATGCAGATACGCTGGCGACGATTAAAACGCAAACGCTGGCGCGGATTGCGGAGATCACGGCGACGCCAAAGCCGACGTACTCGATTGACGGCCAAACGGTCGCCTGGGGTGCTTACCTCGCACAACTACAAAAAACAGTTGAGTGGTGCAATACGGAACTGGCAGCGGAAACACCATATGAGGTGCGTTCCTTGGGGTATACGACGTAATGGTAACGTTCACCGTGGATTCTGATTTCGCCGATGTGGTAGACGGCCTGGAGGTCGTATTGCTATCACGTCGAGGCACGTCTACTACAGATGTGATATCCCATGCGTTGCAACGAGCGGTGAAGTTGTCGGAAGTGGGTTTCACGAATCGTGTTAGTGTCGGCGGCGCATCCGACGGTAATTACACGACGCAAGACGTAGTGTGGCATTTGCCGGTAGAGGAATTGGCTACACGGCCGCGAATCGGCGATGTGATTAGCGACAAGAATAGCGAGCGGTGGACGATACTTGCGGTAGCTGAACAAACGCTATCAGGTCGCTGGCGTTGCGTTACCAGAAACCTAGCGCTTGTCTATGCCTTGGATGACACCGTTGTTATCGAGCAAGCGGTGTATGCCAAGGGCACGGGCGGAGCGCTCGAGGAGACCTTCATTACCTGGCGGGCTGGCGTGCGTGCTCGCATCCAGGAAGTAGAGGCAACAGCAAATACGGAAGATGGCGCACGGCGCACAGACAAGCGGTATCAAGTCTTTGTGGCTGAAGACTATGTGGTAGGACACACGCATCGTATTCGTGACCGCAAAGGCAACTACTATCGCGTGTTGTCGAGCACTGGTGTCGGCACGGTGGGGCAATTACAGGTTATCGAGGTGGAAACATGGCGGTAACACTCACTGTAAAAACAGATGCGTTCAAGCGGCTGATATCGCGCAAGACAGATGCGTTCTTGCAAGCGGCCACCTTGGAGCTACATCGTATTGCGCAGAAAAAGGCGAGCATACAGAACGAACCGAGGACAGTGAAAATCACACGCCCCCGTGCAGGCGGCAACAAGACGAGCCGAACTATCTATCCTCATCCGTCGAAGCCGGGCGAAAGTCCGAGAATGCGAACCGGCATCGGCCACAAGAACATAGTTCAGGGTTATCGTCGAGGCTTGAAGCAAGGGCGAGTGGGATACACACGCAACGTTCGGTATATGTTGTTCCACGAACTTGGCATTCACTATAGAGTCGCGGGGAGCCAAAAGCGGCCGACGA